CTATAAGCCTTCCTAAATTAGGAGTTATTAACTTTTGAGTAAAGTTTGTTGATGTTGAATTACCTTGTGCACTTAATAGATTTTCTCTAATATTAAATCTATTTACTTGAGCACCATATTCTGTAATTGCTTCTTCAAAACATGCAAAAAATTGAACGTCTTGTAATTCTATATCTGTAATAGGATATCCTAATCTTCTAGCGCACCAATCTGCAACCTTAGGTCCATCATTCTGAAATGTTAAATCAGAATCATATAATGCAAAAGGAGTATTTCCATTTATTGTAGTTGCCGAACCACTGTATATTGTTATATTTGCCATATTTTATTCTCCTAACTAGTAGACCCTGTTGGTGCACCATAAGCTCGTAATTGATATGTAGTATGACCACCTTGTGCTGTAGCTTTTATTCCAGTTATATTTCTATATACTGCACCACCACCTATTCCAGGGTGGTTACCTTGAAATGAACCAGAATGTCGTGTTAATATAAAGCTGTCTCCAGGACCAAGTGAAAAACCTGAGTTTCCTGATGGGCCAGTTACTTGTAGTCTAAGCATACTGCTACCTGAAACAGAAGCAGAATATGAACCAGAAATAGAGCCTGTAAAAGCAACACTAGCAGTACTCATATTTGTTACTCTCATAAATCTTATTGAATCCAAATCTAATGTGTTACCATACCATGAACTTGTAGCTGTTGTATATAAAATACATGAAGTTCCTACAGGCAAGGTTCCACTATTTGCATATATATTTTCTATTCCTGTAAAGTATTGTGTATGCGTATACCCTTGGTTCCAACCGTTAAGCTGTATGGATTCCTGAATCGTTACTGCCAAATTTGCCATTTTTATTCCCTGATAGTCTTTATTTTTTACAATATATTAGTTTTATATAAATATCAAGAAGTAAGCTATTTGTTATACTACATTCCCATTAACATTTCAAACACTTCATCTATTGCTGGGTGTCTATGGTTATCTAATAGTATTCTTTTATATACATACTCAGAATCAGCAACTTTTGCTATATCATGTATTGCTGAATAGTTTTTGTCTTTCAAATCTATCTGCTGATTATCTCCACAAAATATCATTGTAGAACCTTTACCTAGTCTACCTAATGCCATTCTTAATTGAGACCTAGTTAAATTTTGAAATTCATCTACTATTACGACTGAATTTTCAAATGTTCTACCTCTAAAGTGTGCCAGTGATACGAGTTCTATATCTTCGTTATTTTCCATTTTCTCTAATATAGCAGGCTTATTATATACCTTTCTCATATTAGACCTAATAGGTACTAACCACGGCTCCATCTTTTCTTTTTCCGAACCTGGTAAAAATCCATTATCTTCTGTAGAAACAGTTGGACGTGTAATAATTATTTTGTTAATCATTCTCTTGAAAAACATATCTAAAGCTACTTGACATGCCAATAATGTTTTACCACTACCTGCTTTACCAACTATAAAATTATAAGGATGGTGTAGTACAGCTTGTTTTGCGGATTTCTGCTCTTCTGATAGTGTTATTGAAAATTTAACATTACCTTTTGGTGGCACTTTTTCTATATTTTGCTTTCCCATAAATAAACCTCCATTCTTTAGTATAAATATCATGCATAAAAAAAGAGCCGCTGTTAGGCGGCTCCTTTAATAAACATATAAGATGCTTACCTATTATGAAGGTAAACCTCCTAAACCTGACCAGTTAGAATCATCAAAGTTGATTAAACCGTAGAAGTCATTTCTTACAACTTTCTTAGCATATCTAGTCATCACACCTTTACGTGGAGTAAAGTTGGTTGGGTCGTATACTAGTGGAGTCATAATTAGTGGAATATATGGAGCATAAACAGCACCAGTTTCAAGGAATTGGTTTCCTCTGTATCCCATTAAAATTTCCTTACCTGTCCAGTATGGGTTTTTGTAAATTGTCCATCTGTTCTTTAATGAACCGATTGACGTTACACCCATTGCAAAATTACCTGCAGTACCATCAGTATCAGCAGCGTATCCTCCGATTGACTCAATGTAAGTTGCAACCTCTGGTGAACATACCGCGAAGTTAGCACCACCTCTCATAGTTGATTGATGGATAGCGTTAGACATTGCTTGCATAACGATACCTAATTGTGCGAATGCGTCTTGGTAAGTTTCTCCAGCAGATGGAGCAGCTGGTGTAAATGTTTTAGTGAATCCTGAAGATGAAGCTGCAGTTTTAAGCATTGACAATATCTCTAAGTCAATTTCCATAGCTACGTATTCAGATAACATTGAAGTTAATTCAGCCTCTGCATCAATTGAATGATAAGCATTCAAGTCTTGAGCAAATTCTGGTGACCATTTAACTTTAAGTTTTCTAGTCTTAGCAACTAAAGCTTCTTGTTCTAGAGCAACTTCAAGTTCTGGAATTTCTAAGTTTAATCCAGTATCAGCTGTACCATAAGAAGTTCCGATTTCTGGAATATTTCTATCTTCGAAATCACCTCTTTTTAATGCAGATGAAACGTTTCTGTAATAGAATACTTTAACTATTCCGTCAACGTCTGGGTCACCTAAGTTTGTACCAGCACCAGTAGCTAAATTGAATACAGCTTTACCTGAACCTGCTTCATAAGCTGAACATGTATATAATGCACCAGCAACTGTAGTAGTTGAAGTGTGTACTGTTGCAGATGATGCAGATATTGCATAAATTGCACCAACTAAGTCTAAGTCGATATCTTGCATACCTGATACTAAGATTTTACCACCAGAAAGACATTCAGCAGCTGACATCAATGAAGATGTTTTAGCTAATGAATAACCAGCACCCTGTCCAATTGGTGATTGAGCAGCTGCACCGTCTGATGCGTATAATCCGTTAATTTTTGATACTTTTCCTTTTTTGTCGTTTGCACCGAATATGCTTTCTTGCAATCCGTGACGACCTTTTCCTTTACCTGCAGACCCGCCGTATTTGAAGTCTAACCAGAAAACTAAACCAGATGGTAAGTTCATAGGTTGAACCGAAACGAATTCTTTTGCAGATATTTCACCAAAGATACGTCTAACTAATGGAAGTGCAACACCATTCCACTCTTCTGCTGAAGTAGTACTAGTAGTATTAGCTTCAGAGATAAGCTGCTTAGCTTGATTTTCTAAAAGGATTGCAGTATTATGTTTGTCATACTCTGCAGAAATTCCTTCTAAAAGACCTGTCTTTTCCCATTTAGTTACAAGACCTTTAGTTTCGTTTCTCTGTGCTCTAAATTGAGCTTGAGAATCTTGTAATAAATCGTTAATTTGATTTGACATTTTAAGTCTCCTATATTTCTAAAATTATTTTAATCCCGCTAATCTTTGCATTCTTGTTGCAAATGTATTAGCTTCGACGATTACATCTTTCGATGGCTTCGTAGATTTCGTTGCGTTAGATGCAAAGTTTTCGTTAACTCTTTTCTTTGGAGTGTAACTTGTTAAAGATTCTGCTAAAGTAGAATATACTAATTTAACCTCTCTTACAGAGTTTGCTCTATCGAAAGTTTCAATAACTTTGACCTTTTGCGATTCGTTCAAATTGTTTTGTCTGAATAGTTTATTAGAATAAAGTAATTTAGAATTTAACAAGTTAACCTCGTTAATTTTTCCTTTTAAGAATTTGATAACTTTATAAGCTTCTTCAAGCTCATCAGTCATTGCTTCTTCGGTTTCTTCTTCAGCTTCTTCTAATTCTTCTTCGTCTTCTTCTCTTAAAGATTTTATGATTTCATCTAAATCAACGTCCTCTTCTTCAGTTACTTCTTCTTCCTCAGTTTCTTTCAAAGCAGTAGCTTCGTCATCATTATCAGCTTGTTTAGTTTGTCCTCCAACTCCGACAGCATCAACAGTTTTATCTTCTTCAAGTTCTTCTTCTTCTGATACTTCTTCGTCTGATTCCAATTCTTTAATAATAGCTTCTAATTCTAAGTCTTCTTCTGTTTCTTCTACTTCTTCGTACATTTCTTCTTCTACTTCTTCACCTTCTTCGTATGATTCATCAGCCGGTACATCATCACCAGTTTCTTCTGTTTCATCATCCGCAGAACCTGTGTCAGCAGCGTCAGCAGTAGTGTCAGCAACAGCAGCTTCATCATCTTCGATTGAAGTATCAGTAGTTTCTAAATCTTCTTCTTCTGATAATTCATCGTCCATTTCTTCTGCAATTTTCTGAGATAGCATAGATTGTAGCTTTGGAGTGAACGCTTCTTCAAGAGCAAGTTTTGCATTTGCAATAGCAGTTGAACGAACAGCCTTTGCATCAGCGATTGCTTCTTTTAATAAGTCTTTTGACATTATTATTCTCCTTAAATATGTTTTTGGAAATATAGGTATTATGACCTATAATAGATTGTGTTTATTTAATATACTGTGCTATATAGAAAATAACGACATTTGTGTATATCTTTATGTATATATAAGTATATACTAAAAATATTAAAATATGAATTTTATAAACTTTTTATTGTTTATTTTGTCATTCTTGATGTCCAGTCTTTCAACTTGTCCTGTAATTGTTTTTTAATTCCAGGTCCTCTGAAAGTTCCACCTATCTTCATTGCATTTTTGACAAAGCTATTATATTCTTTATTCCATTTTACTACCAAAGTTTTTTCAAAATCATTTAATAGTTTTGCTCGTTCTTTATCTTCACCTTTAGATATTGTTCCATCAGGGTTTGCTTCTAATACATTCTTTAGCTTTATCTTACCTTCGTATCTTAAATCAAACATTAAATCTTGGATTTTTCTAGATGTAGAATTACCACCAGCTTTTTCAATAGCACGTCTAGCTTTTAATGCGTGTTTAGCTAAAATTACATAATGGCCTCTTTTACCTTTAACATATCTGTCACCTTGAATTTTAGAGCCAATAGGTCTTGCATTACCTCGTGGGTCAATTACTACATATCCACCTTCATTAATTGTACCTTCAGACATCTCTTTTACAATTGGTTTATAATTCTTTTTATCCATTACTATTTTAGCTTTCTTTAATAGTTCTTGATAATAT